TACCGAACTTAAGGTTGAAATCGATTTCTTCATGAAGAACCAGCCGAAGCATGTCACAAGTTTTGCTAAATATTTAGTTTTCAAAGCGGGCCAAGGTGTCAGCTCATGGCCTAAGTGCATGAACCTCATATTTTGTGCATACACGCGTCACTTGAATGAGATGTTACCCAAATGTATGTCCGACGGAACGACAAAAGATTTTATATCTCAATTTGCCTGCAATATGTCCGATCGTGAACTTTCTAAGATGATAACAACTTTCGGCAAGGACATCGCATCAGGCAAGCTTAAACCAATGGGTACTGACTTTACGGAACATGACACGTCTCATTCACTTATCGTTAAATTCTGGGAATGTCTTGACTTTATCGGTTGCGGTTTCCCAATACAAATTGTACAAGATTATTTCGAAATATATGCGAATTGGACTCAAACCAATGTATCAAAAGAAGGTAAAGTATCTGTATACAATCATTGGATTCAACACTCAGGATCATCCAACACGCTTCACGGCAACACTAAAGTCACTATAGGAGCCAATGGTTGCTGTTTTAAATTCAAGAATTTAAAGTATGCAGGTTTTAAAGGTGATGATACCGAGACTCTCTCCGAAGGTTATGAATTCACTAAGTTTTCTAAAATCGCCGGTCGTAAGCTAACGTCTCATAATAAAGAACTATTCAAGGACTTATTCGGCTTCAAGTTGAAGATCGACGACAACCCAGTTGGTGAATTCATTTGTAATTTCATCACCCCTGACGGCTTTTTCCCTGATATTATTCGACGTGTATCACGCATGATATCGAAAATTCATGATGGTGACCATACTTGGAAAGTAGCACGCATCAACATGAACGAATGTATGTCCGTTATTACCAGTGCTGCCGCATACAATTCAGGACTCATGTATGCCAAACGTTATTATAACCACATTGGCATTAATATTACAGAGCAACAACTCGACTATTTGTGTCAATTTGCTGCAAATGTTAACGAAGCTGATTTTATATATCCGCGTCAAGAGTTCGTTATAGACGTCTTTGACGCTTCCACCTAACGTCCTAAGAAAAGAAAGACCACAAAGCACATTATCCACTCCTCCATCCATCCCGCATGGCTCCCAAACGAAAATCTACTGCAATAGTCACTAGACGAGGCAGACGTCGACCCGCCAGACAAAACGCCAACGCTTTGCGCGGACGTGTTGCCCGCCGAGTCATCAACCTTACCAAACCTACTCTCAAGAAAGGAAGACAACCAGCGGTTGCGACTGGAACACGTCGTCCTCAACGTATACCCCGTGTGCCGCTTTCAACACCTGGTTTCAACTTTCTAAAATGTGCTTTTGCTCCTCCCGACTTCGCTAACACTCAGGTCACAGGAATACCCGATAGTTATCGTGGTCAAACCTTGCTTAAGAAACATCGATTTGTCGAGAACGGCTATATACTCGCCGCAAACACCGATTATTATTTTATGCTTCTACCCACTCCCGGTGTTGCTTATTACCACATCACTA